TGGAAAGTTTCCTTCATTCTGAAAGTTGTTTCATTACGCTGACGTATGCGCCTGAGCATTTGCCCCCTGATGGTTCGGTTGTTCCGCGTGATGCGGTGCTGTTCCTTAAGCGGTTTCGAGAAAGAATCAAGCCTGTGAAGGTCCGGTATTTTCTTGTTGGTGAATATGGGGACGAAACTGAACGTCCTCATTACCATGCTGCTTTGTTTGGTGTTGGTCGAGCTGCTGAGCCGGATATCGCTGCTGCATGGGGTTTAGGTCTTGTGCATGTAGGTGATCTGGAACAGAAGTCCGCTCAATATATAGCGGGGTACGTTACAAAAAAGATGACAAAGAGTGATGATCCGCGTTTGCGTGGTCGTCATCCTGAGTTTGCGCGTATGTCGCGTATGCCTGCTATTGGTTCTGGTGCTATCGCTGTCATGGCGGACGCCATGAACGATCGGGAAGGCTCTAAAGAAATAGCCCGATTGGGTGACGTTCCTTCTACCCTCAAACATGGAGGAAAAGATTGGCCCCTGGGAAGGGTGCTTAAGGAGAAATTCCGTGATGCGATGGGGTTTGATGAAAAGTCGCTACCAGAGGCGAAACTTGCCGAATGGGTCGCGGAAATGCACGCTATGCGCATTGATAAGGGCGCATCTAAGACGGCGTGGAAAGCTCTTAAACCGATGATCGAGCATAACAAGCTGGATCAGATTGAAAAACGCGCTTCTATTTGGCGCAGAAAGGCTTCACTGTGAAAAGGTCTAAATTCTCTCTGTCCCATTACAAGCTTTTGACTTGCGACATGGGCGAGCTGGTGCCTATTGGTCTGACTGAAATTCTGCCGGGTGATACGCTGCAGCAGGCGACCTCTTGTCTGCTTCGTGTCTCGCCGTTGCTGGCTCCTGTGATGCATCCGGTTCATGCTCGCATTCACCACTGGTTTGTTCCTCACCGGATTGTTTGGGAAGATTGGGAAAGTTTCATCACTGGTGGTCCGGATGGTGAAGATGCGTCCGTGCATCCGTATATTGAATTTGGTGAGGGTGGCGTATCTGAGGGTTCACTTGCTGACTACCTGGGTTGTCCTCCCATTGCCGACTATGAAACGCGGCGGGTGAACGCGCTTCCGTTCCGTGGCTATTCGCTCATTTGGAATGAGTGGTATCGGGATCAGGATTTGCAGGATCCGTTGTCTATTTCGTTGGCGTCTGGTCAGGATGAGGATACGAATACGGTTTTGCAGAATGTGGCGTGGGAAAAGGACTACTTCACGTCTGCTCGTCCTTGGACTCAAAAAGGTCCGGATGTAAATATTCCGTTTTCTGGTGCTGCTGAGGTTCTGTCTAATTCGCTTCAACCTACGTTCAATCAGTCTACGGGTGCGACTAACGTTCCACTGCGTTATGAACAGATTGGCACTGAGTACGCTTTCCAGCTCCCTACCGGTGATGCAGCGGCTGGTGATCTGACTTTCGGCGATCAGACCGGTTTGTTTGCTGATTTGTCGTCTGCTACGGCTATCAATGTCAATGCTTTGCGTGAGGCGTTCGCGCTTCAACGTTATCAGGAAGCGAGGGCTAGATATGGTTCCCGTTATACGGAATATCTCCGTTACCTGGGTGTCAAGTCGAGTGATGCACGTCTTCAACGGCCTGAATATCTCGGAGGCGGCAAGCAAACGATTCAGTTCTCGGAGGTCCTCCAAACGGGTCCTGATGCTGGTGACGATGGCGTCGCCAATATGTACGGACATGGCATTGCTGCGATGCGGTCGAATCGTTATCGCCGCTTTTTCGAGGAGCACGGATACGTCTTCTCGTTCTTGTCGGTGAAACCTCGGACTATGTACGCTCAAGGTCTTTCGCGTACTTGGTCGCGTACTACCAAAGAGGATTACTTCCAGCGTGAGCTTCAACATATCGGGCAGCAGGAAGTGTTTAACCGTGAGCTCTATCTGGCTGGTGCTTCGCCTAATGCAGTTTTCGGCTATCAGGATAGGTACGACGAATATCGGCGTTCTGAGTCTGGGATTGCTGGTCAGTTCAGGTCTTCTCTTGATTTCTGGCATTATGCTCGTCTGTTCTCGTCAGCTCCTGCGCTCAATGCTGCTTTCATTCGTTCTGAGCCTACAAAGCGTGTTAACGCGGTTCAGAGTGATGATGTGCTTTGGATCATGGCTAATCACTCTATCCAAGCTCGCCGGCTGGTGGCTGGCTCGGCTAAGTCGTTCATCTACTGAGGTGCATCATGCTTGATGAAAAAGGTTGGGAAGTTCCGGATCCGACGCCGCTCGCGCGTGCTGTTCGCTTTCAGCGTCCTCCTACTTTGCAAGAGCAAATCCGTGCTATGATTCGGACGCACTTGAGCTCCCAGGCTCAATCGCAAGGGTTGGAAACATGGGAAGAAGCCAACGATTTTGAGGTTGGCGACGACTATGACCCTTCGTCTCCCTGGGAATTGAAGGACGATCATGAAGAAACGTACCAGCGTGATCTCTCTGAATGGAGAGAGCGACAAGCAGCTCTCAATGTTCGAGGAAGCGCAAAACAAAAAGGTGGTTCAGACAACCGCTCTAGCTCTGCTGAAGATGTGGCAGGAAAAGTGGCAGGGTCCGCCAGTGGAAAAGATCGTGCTAATGTTGCAAGCGAAAGAGGAAACGATGAAGGTCGTTCTGACTCCTAGCGCACAAAGAGCGCTGAATTCTTGATGGCGTATTTAGGGGGCTTCGCGCCCCCTTTTCGTTGCTTGCTTCGCAGTTGTGCCCCCCGTATACTTGCTTCGCCGGGCGCCTGGCGCCCCATCGCACAGTACCCTCCTTGATGTGTACTGTGCTAACTGACAGGTCTACCCGATGGCCAAAGGCCCCCGATCAGGTCGAAGGACGCCGCGCGATGTCACCGTCATCGCTAACCCGCGTTCTGGCTCCAGCGTCAGCGGGTTGCGTCGTCCGTCTGTGGTCGGGTCGTCTTACCTGTCTGATATCGAGGATGCCCGCTTGTGGTATCCGTCGAGCTCTCCCCTTGACTACCCCGCTGCTCGTACTCTGCGTGGTACTCCTGCACGCTTGGAGGTCTATGAAAACCGCAACCGCCGTAGATCCGCTCCGGCGTTTCACACTCCGTCTCCTTTCGTTGGGTTCAAAGTTCCTTCGCGTGTTGTTGTGTGTGTGCGTCGTGCTGTTCGGCGTGCTGTGATGCACGCCATTGGTGCTGCCGGCTCTCGTCACTTGAAGAAGCCGAAGCGGAATGTTAAATCTTCAATAAGGTGTTGATTATGGGAATTTTTGATGCTATTGGGTCGCTCATTGGTCTTGGTGTCAATGCCGATCAAGGGAGCAAAAACCGCTATCTTCAAAAAGAGTTTGCCCAGAAGGGCATTCAATGGAAGGTTCAAGATGCGAAAGCGGCCGGGATTCATCCTCTCTATGCTCTTGGAGCTCAAACGCATTCTTTTACGCCTGTGGGCGTTGGTGATGCTGCTTCAACTTTGGGAGATGTTGGACAAAATATTGACCGGGCGATAAACGCTGCTTCTACTGATGCTGAACGTAAGGCTAAGGAAGCTACGGCAATGTCTATACTTGAGGAAGATCGCGCTATGAAAAGGCGCAAATTCCAGTTGGATATGCAAGGGCAAGAGATACAGAATATGATTCTTGCTGGCGAGCTCATGGGGATGCAAAGGCAGAACCAGAATCAGCCCCCCCTACCTGACCCGAATGGTCAAGGTGCTGGTGTGTTTAAGCTGATTGAAGGGCAGGACGGCTCTAACGTTAAAGGTCTTGAAAACACAATCAAGGCTTCTCCTGCGGAAATTGTGTCGCACAATACGCTTACTCCTGAGCGCACGGCTGGTACTAATCCGATGTTCTCGGAGTTTCGTCGTGCTGATGGTTCTGTAATGACACTTCCTAGCGAGAAGTTCGCTCAAGCTACGGAAGATATGGGCTTGCTCCGCTGGATGGCGCTCGGCGATCAGTGGATTCATGAAATGCGCGGTGGTCGCGCGTTAGGTCCGCCTAGAAAGGGTTACCGGTGGGTTTACCGGTATGGGCGTGGCTTTGTCGAAGAACCCTATCAACGGAGGTAATCATGCGTTATGGTCGTCGTCGTTCGTTCTCTCGTTCGCGTCGTCGTACTAACTATCGTGTGCGGCGTCGTGGTGGTATCCGCCGCATTGGGTATCGAATGTAATGCTTTGCCGCTCACCGTTTGTCAAAGGTGAGCTCCCCTTCGGGTGTGGTCAGTGCATGGCTTGCAGGATAAAGCGTCGGCGTATTTGGACTCACCGGATGATGTTGGAAAGTTTCCTTCATTCTGAAAGTTGTTTCATTACGCTGACGTATGCGCCTGAGCATTTGCCCCCTGATGGTTCGGTTGTTCCGCGTGATGCGGTGCTGTTCCTTAAGCGGTTTCGAGA